AAAAAAATTTTAATTATATTTCTAATTTTAAGAATTATTTTAAATCTAATATCATCAATAAATTATATCACATAGGTGAAGAAAAATATATTAAGGTTACTAATGGTGTACCATCAGGTTCAATATGGACATCGTTACTTGATTCTATTATTAATTATATTGTTATTAAAGAAAATTTAAAGAGAATGAAAGTAGATGATTATAAAATATATGTATATGGTGATGATCATATTATAGGTTTTAATTGTGAGTTATGTGAATTAGGGAAGTTTAAGAGATCGTTTGCTTATTTTTCTAAAATATTCTTTGGTATGGATTCTTCTTATAAAAAAGCCATTATATCAACAAAAAAAACATTTAGGGTAGGTTTTGTTCGACCAGTTTATATGCCAGGTGATTATTTATCTAAAGGCACTAGTAAGCTTAAACCTATTAAGTATCAATATTCAGATGGGCTGTTTACTAGCTTTAACCATCATGAAGGTACTACACATAGGTTTAATTATAATTTTCAAAATCGTCCTAATTTCTTATCATTTTACTGGAATAACAATTTAAAACCAATTAGATCATTATTTGAATCTATGGTTAGGATGGTTAACCCAGAGAATGACGTTAAAACTCCGGAAGATAATGAAGTATTATTAATATCACATTTTATTGACAATATAAATAATGCACATTGCTCAAATTGGATATATCATTTAATGTATGATAATTCATTTTTACAACGGATCTTTGATTATAAACGTAATATGCTACCTGAAGAATTTAATTTATATAATTTAAGATCGAATTATACATTACGATATCATTTAATTAGGCCCCAGATTGGTGATAGAATGTGGTATAGAAGGGTAGATAAATATGTCAACTTAACGACACATAAAGAAATGATTTTTTTTAATTGTAAGTTTAAGGGTATGATAAGAAAAGGTGTTAAATTATTAAAAAAATTATCTGATGACGATTCACCCTATCCAGATAAATTTGTTATTATTGAATTGGTTTGTAAAGGTTATATGGGTTTGGAGAATCTAAAATTAACTTCAATGAAATTTAAAAGGTATGGTAATTTATTAGATCTCTTAACTAATAATAATGAATTAAAAAAAAATATTAGTCAGGCAGTACTAATAAGGAAAAGTGCTTTAAGTTGTTTATTTAGAAAAAATAAATTAAACCCTGGTATAGCTTTTTTTTCTATGTTTAGTAATATACTAGATGTGAGATTAGCTATTAACAATTTTAAAAATTTTAGATTAGCTACTTTTACTGAGATAAGAAGAAGATTGAGAGTTAAAAATTTTATAAAAAAAATTAAATCAATAGATGATAGTGTAATAAAAAGATTTGAGATTTATCTTAGAAATAAAC